TTCGGGATACACCCTCGGCAAGCTCTTGTTGCGGTCGCGTCAGGGGCTACCGGGCGGAATTACTCAGCAAGAATTCGATGCCTTAGAAGCTTGGGCCAGTCTGGTAGTCGCCCGTAAGTCGATAGACGACAGCAGAAAACTTGAGGCCAAGACACCCAGCTTTATCATGGTAGGCGGTGGCGGCCATTCAACCGAAATTGCTCAAGACAGAATAGACCGAATTCGTCGGCGCTGGTTCGAATGCGAATTCGAGTTAAATCAACTGCAATGCCCATGGAAGATTAAGCAGGCGATGTACGGCGTGTGCCTGGAGGCATGGCCGCTGTCTCAGGTCTCGGAAGCTGACTTATCCAACTTACGCACAGGCGCTCAGGCCATCATTTGCGCTTTATGTTGACATTGCCGGTAGATAGCGCATGAAATGCACCATGCATTAGGCCGTCCTGAGAAATCGGGGCGGTCGTTTGCATTGAACCTCACTGTCCACTCTGACGACGCTCCCAAACCACTGGGCCGCTCCTAACGGGGCGGTCCTTTTTCTTAGGGCCTGAATGCCATTCCTTCTGGGGTCCATCCCATATTTCAGGTGTCTAGTTCGCAGGGAATACACGACGGCGCACAAGCGCGGAAAAGGTGAGTATCTAGCCGCTATCGCTATGGCAGCCCATTGCCGGCGCGGCAGGATGCTCGACTTCCAGGTCGTTTTTACTGGAGAGGACGAAAATGGCGCAAAGGTACAAACTGGCGGCGCCATGTTCGCCATGGTTCCGATTGTCGCTTTAAGCCACCAAGCCTGTGCCGATCCGGAGATTGCGGATGTGGCGCCATGGGACGTGTTCTCCGAGACATTCACTGTCGTTGAACTAGACCTGTTAACCAGAATGCGGATGCTCAGCCTGCCTAACCGCAATGGTGGGCGGTATCTGTTCACGATTGACTTTTGCGGCTCCGATCTGGCCGACGATCCTGAGCAGCACAAACAGCTACACGTCTGCAAAATGGACTCAGGCCATTTTGGGGCATTTCCGAACAATCGGATGCTCCTGGAAGACCCGGCGCAATGGGTAACACTAACTGAAAGACCCGACTTTGAGAGTGACGGGCGAGAGTATTTCGGGGGATAGCCCGAACCAACCAAAGTGGACTAAATGGCTAAGGCTCCAACCGATATTCGATCTTTGGCGCGGTCCTATACGGAGAGCGCACTGAAGACCCTAGCTGGCATCATGCAGCAGCCTGAAGCGCCCCCCGCTGCCCGTGTTTCGGCAGCCGTGGCGTTGATTGATCGCGGCTGGGGCAAACCAGCCCAGACGGTGGATATGACGGTCCGTAAGGCGATAGCCAAGGATTTGGCGGACGATGAACTCGCAGATATCGCGCTCGGACGCAGCGAAGGAGCTGCTGACGAGACGCTCGATCCGGCGCAGCTTAACTGAATGGTGCAGGTACTGCGGCTTTGAGCCAGCAAGGCACCATAAGCTACTGATTGAAAACCTGGAGGCATTGGCTAGGGGCGATATCCCGAGGCTTGGGGTGTTCATGCCTCCGGGGTCAGCAAAATCGACCTATGCGAGCATTCTATTCCCGCCGTGGCTCATGGCCGGGACGAACGAGAACGTCCTAGCGGCATCGCACACGACAGAGCTTGCCGAGAAATGGGGCAGGCGGGTTCGCAACGCGATCGGCGAGCATGGTCTAGTTCTCGGGTCTCAGTTAGCGGATGACAGCCAAGCTGCTGGCCGCTGGGCGCTTCAATCCGGTGCTGAGTATTACGCGGCTGGTGTCGGCACTGGCATAGCCGGTTTCCGCGCCAAGATGGGGATCATCGACGATCCGATCCGGTCCAGGCAGGACGCCGATAGCGAGTTAATCCGCGACCGCATTTGGGATTGGTACATCAACGACTTCCGGACCCGCTTGGTGCCGGGAGCGCGCGAGTTGCTGATTCAAACCCGCTGGCACGAGGACGACCTGGCCGGGCGGGCGCTACAGCACAGCGAATGGCATACGGTTGTTCTGCCGGCTGAGGCTGAGGAGAACGACCCGCTCGGGCGCAAGCCGGGTGAATGGCTGTGGGCCGATGGCGATTACGGATACGGCGCGCAGCTGGAGGAACTGAAGAAGTCAACGCCGGCTCGTACATGGTCCGCGCTGTACCAGCAGCGGCCAGCACCGGAAGAGGGCGATTACTTCAAGGCCGAATGGCTCAAGCCGTACAGCAAGGCTCCGCCACGCGACACCATGAGGGTTTACGGCGGCTCCGACTATGCCGTGACGGCTGACGGCGGCGACTACACGGTTCACGCGGTTATCGGTCTTGATCCTGATGGGCGGATGTACCTGCTGGACCTGTGGCGCAAACAGGCGTCAGCCGATATCTGGGTTGAAGCCTTCTGCGATCTGGTCAAGCAGTGGAAGCCGATTGGCTGGGCGGAAGAGCAGGGCCAGATCAAGGCGGGCGTTGGTCCGTTCCTGGAGCGCCGGCAGCGTGAGCGTAGCGCATTCGTATTTCGGGAAGCCTTCCCGACGCGCGGCGACAAGGCTGTTCGCGCTCAATCGATCCGTGGCCGCATGGCCCTGGAAGGGCTTTACGTTCCTGAATACGCGCCATGGTTCGCGGCGCTGCGCTCGGAGCTTCTTAGTTTTCCAGCTGGCAAGCATGACGACCAGGTTGATGCGCTTGGTCTGGTTGGTCAGTTGCTTGATCATATGGTCGCTGGCCCGTCGAAGCCTAAGCCGCTGGTTAAGGAAGACCAGAGTGGATACAGCGATAAAGAAGACGAATCCGATGACGGCGATTGGAAGGTGGCCTGATGCAGCCTGACTATTCGGCTAGCACGCCAAGCGAATCGCCGGCTACTGAACAGTCAAAGCCGAAGGCTGGCGATTACTGGGACCTCGGGCGGCTAAAGAAAGCATATCAGGAATATCTCGGCCAGAAGCGAGACGAGATCGAGGAGGCCAAGGACGCGCGGCGCTATTACCATGGCGCGCAATGGACAGCGGCACAGATCAAGGTCCTGAAAAAACGTAAGCAGCCAATTTCTACGCTCAACCGTATTGGCAGGAAGATCGATGGCGTTGTCGGGCTGCTGGAGCGTCTGAGGCAGGCGCCTAAGGCATACCCCCGCACACCGCAGCACAGTGAAGGCGCGGACATCGCGACGGCTGTGCTGCACTATGCGCTTGATGAGCAGGAATGGCGGCCGAAGAGTGCCGAGATTGCCCGTGACGGAGCTATCGAGGGCATCGGCGGTCTAGAGCTTACGTTGGTTCCAGGCGACCGTGACGACCCGAACGACATGGATATCGGGTTAGATATCGTTGACCCGGAAGGCTTCTTTTACGACCCGCGCTCCAAGCGTGAAGACTTTTCGGACGCCACATATATGGGTGTCGGGAAGTGGGTTGACCTCGAAATCGCGAAGGACATGTTCGAGGACAAGGCGGCCGACATCGAGGCGTCAATCACGTCCGGCTCAGATTTGAGCAGCAATCCAGATAACGAGAGTAAATGGTTCAATACTGACCTCAAGCAGGTCAGGCTCGTAGACCTCTGGTACAAGCATCGAGGTGAGTGGTGCTATGCGATCTTTACTGGTTCGGCCATCCTCATGGAGGGCCAGTCATTCCTGAAGGATGAGAAGAAGAAGACGATCTGCAAGTACATCATGTACTCGGGCAGCGTTGACCATGACGGAGATCGTTATGGCTTTGTCCGGAATATGAAATCGTCTCAGGACAGCATCAACTTCAAGGAGTCGAAGCTTAACCACATTCTCGCTTCGCGCCGTCTGATCATGACGAATGGTGCGGTCTCTGATGTCGAGAGCGTCCGTAAGGAATGGGCGCGTCCTGACGGCGTTGTGGTTGTAAACCCAGGCGGCGAAGTGAAGGCCGATGACCAGTCGTTCGACTTTCAGGGCTGGTCTGCACTACTGGCCGATTCCAAAAATGAGATTGATCACTTTGGCCCTAACCCGCAACTGATCGGGCAGGGCAGCAGCCAGCAATCTGGCCGCGCCATCTCGCTGTTGCAGCAGGCCGGCATTGCCGAGCTTGGCCCGTATATTCAGGGCTACAAGGGCTGGAAGGTCCGCGTTTACCGGGCGGTATGGAACGCCATCCAGCAGCATTGGACGGCAGAACGCTGGATCAGGGTTACTGACGATGAAAATCTCGCTCAGTTCATCAAGGTGAATGGGCTTGAGATTGACCCGGCTACGGGGCAGCCAACGATCCAAAACGCGGTTGGCTCGCTTGACGTTGATATCGTGATCGATGAAGGGCCTGACTCGATCACGCTGCTTGCTGACACATACGAAGCGATTATGAACCTCGCCAAGAGCGGCGCTCAGGTCCCACCTGATCTCATCATCGAGCTTTCGCCAAACATTGATAGCCGGACAAAGAAACGTCTTCTGGATACCTTGCAGCAAGCACGTCAGCCAGGGCCAGCTCAGCAGCTTGAGCTTGCTGGTGCCAAGGCCAAGGTCGACGAGGCGAATTCCAAGGCAGCGCTGAACATGGCGAACGCGCGTAAGGCGATGATGCCTGAAGCGCCTCATGGTATGCAGCCTCAACCATTTGAGTTGCCGCCGGAAGTGCAGATCGCTCAGGCAGCGGCAGAGATCAACGATAAGAACGCCAGTGCCGATGCCAAGCGTGCGGCGGCCTACAAACACGAACAGGACGCCAATTTGGCTCCGTTCAAGTTAATTAGCGACATCCGCAGCAAGGCGCAAAAGTCGACGTTGCAGAAGCAGTTTTAAGGGGCAAATCCATGACTGAATTTGTCGGTGCGCGGCCTGTTCAATTGACTGAAAGCGCCGATGCCGGATGTGCGGCAAGTGCATCATTCAATCGAACTGCTGACACCAACGCATATACTGCCGGCGACGTCGAAGGCAGCGCTACCGGGTCTACGGCTGCACTGGAGTTTGCGTTTACTGATCGGAATAGTCATGCGGCTCAGGCCGGGGAATTTCTGATTACGACCGTAAAGCTGGAAATCGACATCTCGGCCGTTCCGTCCGGGATGACGAGCTATCGGCTTTACCTGTACTCGGCAACGCCGCCTAGCGCCTATAGCGATAACGCTGCATGGGACTTGCCATCTGGCGACCGCGATTCGTTCAAGGGATATATCGATCTTGGTACGCCGGTTGATTTGGGATCGACTCTGTATGTCGAGACGACTGGCGTTAATAAGCAAGTGACGATGCCGAGCGGCGGCAAGCTATACGGCTATCTGGTTACCAACGGAGGTTATACGCCGTCTTCTGGAACGGCCAGGAAGGTCACGCTGCATGGTCTGCCGCTGTGACCGCTCTAATCTGGTCTAAGGGCTGAGACGGATGCGGAAGCAACTATATCCGATCCTGTTCGGCAGCCCGCGAAATGTCGGCCCGGATACCTACGGCGCCGTGGGGGACGGTGTCACCGACGATACCGTCGCCCTTCAGGCATGGTTTGATGCCGCCGGCCTTGGCGCCTTTGTGGCCAAGGCGCAGTCTGGAAAAACCTACCTCGTCACGGCCATGCTCTACGTCCGGCGGGACCGGACGACGATCGACTTCACCGGGGCCACGCTGAAGCTCCAGGCGAGCACGGATGTTGCCGGCGGCGTCGTTTTGTTCACGAACTGCAGCAATTGCAAGTGGACGGGTGGCAAGGTCAACGTAAACGGGAATTACCAGAACGGGATCGGCGTCACCGGGTTGGTGACGAGCACTGCGGCAAATCTCTATCAGGCGGCTCAACGGTGCCGGAATATCCGCATCCTCAATGCGGAAGCGCTCAATGCGAAGTTCCATATTCAGAACCGGCAGGCCATCGTCTTGGCGGCCGGCTACACCGGGACCTTCAACATAGGCGAAAGCGTCACGTTTGTTGACGACAGCGTTGTCGGGACCGCCGCGAACGGCCACTCGGCAGGCGGCACCGTGGTTTCGTGGGACAGCGCGACCCGCACGCTAACGGTTGACTGCATCCGGGGTCGCTGCGCCACGGCGATCACGCTGACCGGGCCGTCCGGCTCCGGCACCATTTCGAGCCGCTCGGGAACTACGCCGTCCGTGGTGGAGCCTGTGTCGGGCGCTTCGTTCACCCCATGGGCCGGCAAGTTCGGTGGCAAAGGGTTTACGCTCCAATTCGCCAACGAATACTGTGAAATCGGCAACTGCACCACGACAGACTGCGACGGCGGCATCAGCGTGGAGGCGCGCGCCCCCGGCGGCGGCGAGACCACCTTCGACGGTAGCTGCATCGGCTTCAATATCCACGACATGACGCTGGTGCGGCCGGCGGTGGCGCCGATCTGGATTTCGAGCGCTTACGGCGGTGATTTCTCGTCCTCGATCCTGTCCGGCAGCATCCAAAAC